CCTGTTACTGTTGAAGTTCCTGTTGATGATGGAAGACACGACAAACAAAAGTTTGACGGTGAATTTAAACGCATCACCCAATCGCGTATTCGTGAAATGGGGCAGTTAATCGAAACAGGAGATTTAACCGATGTTGATCTTGTTAAAGAAGTTCTTGTTGGTTGGGATGGAATCGAAGACGATCAAGGAAACGAACTTAAGTTTTCACAATCAAAATTAAAACAATTATTAGACGTCCCAATGGTTGCAACTGCTATAGCAACGTCTTTCTTTGATTCAATAGCCGGAGCAAAAAGAAAAAACTAATAGACGCCGCCGAATATTATTGTCAAGGTGGCGTAATTGATGAAACCCAGAAAGACGCGGAAGTGTTGGGGATAGTCATCCCTGAACTTGAGCCGGAAGAAGATTTTTTAGTGTTTGAAGAAAATTGGGCGGCAATAGATTTATTTTTAAAAGTTCAAACGCAATGGAGAATCGGCGGCCTTGGTAATCTTTGTGGCCTTTGCTATTCAAGCGTAATAGAAACAGCTAAACTATATGCAATAGAAGATTTGCCTTCCGTGTTTGAAGATCTTCAAGTTTTAGAAGTAACGGTTATGAGCCTTTTGAATAAAGAGGGTAAAAAATAATGGCGGCTAAATTTAATCTGTTAATTGCAGCTAAGACAAGCGGACAAGCAGGGATTAAGCGCATGGGTAACTCCATGCAGGGGTTACAGGGAAGAGTAAAAAATTTAAGAAATACGGTATTTACGCTGAATAATGCTTTTAAAGCAATGGCTGTATTCCTTGCAGCCGGAACAGCTACTAGATTTGTAACAGGTGCAATAAATCAGGCTGACGCATTCGGAAAATTAAGCAGGCAAACAGGAATAGCAGCGGATAGTTTACAAGCCTATGTAAACGCGGGAAAGCTTGCGGGAGTAGAGCAAGGGACAATTGATAAAGGTTTGAGGCGTCTTGCTCAATCAATGCGTGAAGCAGACCAAGGCGTTGCGACTTATGCAGATGCTTATAAGGCTTTAGGAGTAACTGTTAGAGATTCAGACGGCAATTTAAAAGAATCAGAAGTTGTTTTAGGTCAATTGGCTGACCGTTTTAGAGATATGCCAAACGGGGCAACAAAGGCGGCTTTAGCAATGGAAATATTTGGTCGATCAGGGGCGCAGTTAATACCAATGTTGAACGAGGGCGGCGATGCTTTGGAACGATGGAATTATGAAACGAGTGAAGGTTTTGCAGCGAACGCTGAATATTTCAATGACCAATTGACAATGTTAGGTTTTGGCTTTGATGGTTTTAGAAAGCAATTAGCAGATGAATTATTGCCGGCTTTAAATTCTATTGTTGAAGCATTTCAGGATTTGTTTGATAGCAAGAATGATTGGCAGGGATTATTTGAGGCAATAAATATTAGTGTTAGAACTTTAGCTTTTGGTTTAATCTCAACGGCTGTTGCCTTAGAAGAGGTTGGAAATTATTTAGCCAGATTAAAAAGAAGATTTGGAAGAATGTTTAAAGGGGAATCAATGGATGATCCAGGTGGAGATTATGCAAAAGGGGTAATGGATAGATGGAAAAGAAATCAGGAAATATTTAAGAAAATTACTGTTGGAGAATCAGAAGCCGGTGATGCTTATGGTTTCAATAAAGGAACAGAAGACGTTAAAGAATTTGGAGAGCAATTAGATAAAACTTTCGGAACACAGATGCAATCTAAATTAGATAGCTTTAAAGATGGAATTAAGTCCGTTGGTGAATCAATGGCTGATGTAGTGATTAAAGGGATCAAAGGGATGGAAGACGCTTTAGTGAATTTTGTAATGACTGGAAAACTTTCATTTAGGGATTTAGCTAATAGCATTATCAGAGACATGATACGAATAACAATTCAACAATCAATAACAGCGCCATTAGCCGGTTTTATAAGTAGTGCAATCGGTAGCGCTTTTGCTCCTGGTTTAGGTATGACGCAAGGCGCTAACATGCCAAGCAACCCACAATTTAGAGGCCATATGGCAAAAGGGGGATCTGTGTTTGGCGGGTCTTCGTATCTTGTTGGTGAACGTGGTATGGAAATATTCACACCAAGGACAAGCGGAACAATTACACCAAATGACAAAATAGGCGGTACAAATGTCGTTGTTAATGTTGATGCCTCAAATACAGACGTACAAGGCGATGAGCAACAAGGGAGAGCATTAGGCCAATTAATCGCCTCGGCTGTTCAATCTCAATTAGTACAACAGTCAAGACCCGGAGGAATCCTTAACCCTGCTTAATTATGGCTACTTTCTCTTATACCCCTTCTTTCCCTGCAAATGAAAATAGCGCACCAATAGTAAGAACAACCGTTTTCGGTGAAGGTTATCAACAAAGGATTCAATTTGGTCTTAATCGTGATCCTAAAAATTGGTCTTTGATCTTTGCTAATAGAGACGATACAGAGCGAGACAATATCATCACATTTTTAGAAGCAAGATCAGGAACAGAATCATTTGATTGGACACCGCCAAGAGGTAGCGCCGGTAAATTTGTCTGTCGTTCCTGGTCTACAAATATGCCGAGGTATGGCAGAACAACAATTAATGCAAAATTTGAGGAAGTGTTTGAACCTTAATGGCAATTCCTGTAAGTGAGCTGCAAAAAATTAACCCTAGTTCTGTAATAGAGCTATTTACTTTGACGCTTGATAGTACTCTTCACGGTGCTTCTACTGTTTACCGTTTCCATAACGGCGCCAATATGAACGCTAATGGTGAAGTTGTTTGGGATGGTAATTCTTATCAAAGATTTCCGATTGAATGTGAAGGCTTTTCTTATTCTGGAAAAGGTACGTTGCCAAGACCAACTATAAAAATTTCAAATATTCTTGGGACGATTACAAGTTATATATCAACCGTTAACGCCACAACGGCAGGTAATGATTTAAACGGGGCAAAATTAACAAGGATTAGAACACTTGCTAGATATATTGACGCGGCAAATTTTTCAGGTGGAACCAACCCATACGGAACGCCAGATAATTCTGCCAGCTTCCCGAACGAAGAATATTTTTTAGATCGTAAAACCACAGAGAACAGAGATATGGTTGCTTGGGAATGTTGCGCTGCTTTTGATCTCGTTAATGTTCGTGTTCCTTTACGGCAAGTGACCCGGACAGATTTCCCCGGTGTTGGTACTTTTATTTAGTTATGAACTGGAAAAAATCAGCATTAATTCACGCAAAAGAAACAAACACAAAAGAAGTTTGCGGCCTTATTTGCATTGTTAAAGGTAAAAAGAAATATTGGCCTTGTAAAAATATTGCAGATGATCCGACTGATGGTTTTTGCTTGTCACCCGATGACTGGATGAAAGCAGAAGACGCGGGGGAATTAGTCGGGGTGTTTCATTCTCACCCGTTCACATCGCCGCAACCTAGCCAAGTTGATTTATCTAGTTGTGAGCATTTAGGTTTACCGTTTTATATTGTTAACCCACAAACTGAACAATGGCACGATTTTAAACCAACAGGATATAAAGCGCCTTTAATTGGTCGTCAATGGACATGGGGTTCAAGTGATTGTTGGACTTTAGTAATTGACTATTTTGCCGAAAAAGGTTTAACCGTTAAAGATTGGCAAAGGCCCAAAAGATCAGAAGAAATATTAACTAATGGAATATTTGAAAGATTAATACCGCAAAGTAATTTTGTAGAAATAGACGATAATAGAGAAATGCTACCGGGTGATTTGTTATTGATGAAATTTGCCGGCCCTGATCCTGACCATGTCGCCATTTATATCGGTGAACAAATGGTTTTACATCACATGGCGGGGCGCTTAAGTTCCCGTGATTTATACAATCAGTTTTTGATTGATGCAACTGTTCGGAGGTATCGCCATGCTGCGTAAAATTAAAGTATATGGAGCTTTAAAAAAGTTTCTTGATTGGGAAACAGGAACCTTTTTAGCTGATATTTCTAATGTTGCGGAGGTAGGGCGTTTTTTAGTTGCTAATTGGCCGGATATTGAACAACACATGCAAGATCAACACTATAAAATTTTTGTTGGTAATTACAATATTGGCGAGGAAGAATTGAATTTACCAATAGGTCAAACAGAAGAGATAAGAATTGTCCCGGTTGCTGTTGGTGCCGGAGGTTTCTTTAAATCATCTATTGGAAAAATTATTACTGGTGCGGCAATCATTGGCATAACAGTTGCAACGGGTGGTTTTGGTGGTGCAATGGTTTTTGGTTCTGCTGCTGCTGGCGCTACGGGTGCGGCTTTAAGTTGGGGCGCGGTTTCAACAGGTATCGGTATAAGTCTTGCTTTAGGTGGCGTTTCTCAAATGCTGACGCCGACCCCAGAGCTTCCAACATTTAGCGGTAATGATTCGGCTTTAGATCCACAAAGTAACTACTCATTTAGCGGTGTTCAAAATGTATCCCGTTCAGGTGTTCCTGTTAATTTAATCTTCGGGGAAATCTTTGTGGGTTCCAATATTGTTAGCGCTGGTATTGATACGGTCCAGGTTAGGGGAACTGCCTAATGGTACTTTTTAATCAGTCGATTTTAATTGCAATGGGTCTAATAAATGACCCAACGCTTCCGGAGGATGTACTTGGTTCAAAGCAATTTGCAACTTTTGTTGAAGTCTTAGGCGAAGGAGAAATTGAAGGCTTTCCAAGTGCGGCGGCCTATACAAAAGGAACAGATAATTATAATTTAGCGGCGTTAAAAGATGTTTACTTAAATAAAACTCAAATTATTAAATCTTCGGCTGATGTAACTAATCTACAAGATACAGATTATAACTTTAAAGATGTAGGTTTTGAACCTAGATATGGTACAGCTAATCAAACATATATAGGTGGAATAAATAATATTGAAACTGAATATAGCGTTGGCGCTAATGTAACTTATTCAACTTCTGTAGCAAGAACTTTAACAAGCGGAATTGATGCTGTTAGAGTAACTATTGGTGTACCAAGATTACAAAAGTTCAATGATGATGGCAGTATTTCAGGTTTAACCACTTACGTCACAATTCAAATTACAGATAATAATGGAACAGTTTCAACACCGATTAGTGATGATGCAATTACGGGAAGAACATCAAGCGCATATTTCAAAGACTATTTAATAAGTTTTAACGGTGGTTCGCTTGTTCATCCTTTAACGGTCACAGTAAAAAGAACAGCGGCCGATAATACCGACCCCAAAAAATTTGATGCGTTCAATTGGTCTTCTTATACAGAGATTTTATTTGAACAAAGAGCGTATCCTAATACGGCGCATGTTGCCTTAAGGTTTGACGCCGAGCAATTTCCACAAACTCCAAACCGTTCATATCGTGTTCGTGGATTAAAGATCCCTATTCCGTCAAATGGAACAGTTGATTCAACAACGGGTGCAATTAGTTATTCAGGAAGTTGGAACGGCTCATTTAAAACAGACCCCGAATGGACAACAGACCCCGCGTGGATACTCCATGAATTATTAGTTAATACTCGTTGGGGCTGTGGCGCTCATATCTCAGCTAGTCAACTTTCTAAATATGATTTTTATGCTGTTTCGCAATATTGCGGCGCAAGTGTAGATGATGGCAATGGAGGAACTGAACCAAGATTTGCAGTAAATGGAGTCGTTCAGCAACAGGTAGCCGCATACCGATTAATTAATGATCTTTGTTCTGTGATGCGTTGTATGCCCTTTTGGAGTACGGGCGCCTTAACGATTTCACAGGATGCACCAAAAGACGCAAGCTATTTATTCACCCTCGCCAACGTGGGAGAAGGTGGCTTTACCTATTCAGGTTCATCATTAAAAAGTCGTCATACCGTTGTTAATTGCGGCTATTTCGACATGGAAACGCAAGAAATAGATTATGAGGAAGTTGTTGATAGTACTGCTAAAACAAAATATGGTGCAGTTGTTAAACAGGTAAGGAGCCTTTTTTGCACCTCACGAAATCAAGCGGCGCGTTTAGGTCGTTGGCTTCTTTATACAGAACAACATGAATCAGAAATTGTAAGTTTTTCAATTGGATTATCAGCAGGTGTATTAATAAGACCCGGCGCAGTTATAGAGATTAGTGATCCTGTAAGGGCTGGAGTTCGGCGCGGTGGCTTAATTAAATCAGCAACCACAACAGTTATTACTGTCGATAATACTGATCAAACAGATTTACCAACAACAAACAACCCAACGCTTTCCGTTGTTCTTTCTGATGGTTCCGTTGAGACAAAAACAGTAAGTGGAATATCAGGGGCAGAGATAACCGTTAGTTCTGCTTTTAGTTCCGCGCCAAATAGTAATTCCGTTTGGATCTTACAAAACGACACAGTACAAACAACTCAGTGGCGCGTTTTAA